GATGTGACATGCCGAACGCTGATCCAGATAAGAGCAGAATTGCCTTGGCAAAAAGAGCAGCGAAAAGAATTGCTTTTACCTTGGCAGTTTTACGATGATTGATAAACATTAATTTGATCCTCCGAAAATTTCGTCAAATGATTGTCCAAACAAAAAGTTGTCTTTAACTTCCTGTTCCATTGCTGCAAGTTCCTCGCTAGACATTTCGCGAGTCATTGCGTCCATTTCTTTTTCTAGCATGTCTAAATCGAAATCCATTTTATTTCCTTTCATTATCTTATATATTATATATAAGCCTTTTAGTCGCATAAATCAAGAGGTAAAGTGAAAATAGTTTCCAATAAAATCAATGAGTTGTCATTTTTATTTGTTAAGGATATCAACGGCTTAGGCCTTTAAGCCGTTGATATAAGCGCGAAAGGCCATGCGACCGCGACGCCATTTGGCAACCGAACCGCTTGGCTTTGATGGGTCAAGCTTAGGGGTCTGAACCGCGCCTTTGATCTGAGTATTGCAAACATAGCAAAGAACCTGCAAGTTTTCAATCTCATCAGATCCGCCTTTAGATTGTGGGATAACATGGTCAATCTGTAGCGCTTCAGTGTCGGTGCAACCGCAAGCTGCGCAGCAAGTGTTGTATTCTGCTAAAACCTGCTTGCGAACCTTATTTGATTTGATGTTGGCCATGTCTTCCTCCGTTGTTGATAATTATTTATAGCAACCCTTCGCCAGCAAGTAAACCCCTAAAGTGAAAAAAGTTTCCAATAAAATCAGTGACTTATCATTTTTATTTGTCAATGTTTTCAATGGGTTAGGCGCAAGCGGCCGGGATAGTATAGGGTAATAATGTTGCGTAGGGGGCGGTTATGACGACATTATGTTGCGCCACCCTGTAGCGCACCTCTACACGGCCTCGACCTGGGAAATTTCGAAAAACAGGGTTAGTTCTTGACAACCCTTAAAGGGAAGATTACAATAGACTTAAGTTTGAATTGTACTAAGCACCCTTTTTGAAAAATTTTTATAAGGATAATTTCTTGAATTTCATATGTCGCGTATTTGGGCATAATTACTCTTTAACTAGCACATTTGGTAATTATGCTTTTTGTAGTAAGTGTGGGGCTACTTTAGTTATTAAGGAGCCTTACGACTTGAGCATTGGCGAAAGACGTTATAAACATGGTGTTTTAATGGAAATGACAGAACTTGGTTTAGAAAAAGTTATTTACGACGAAATACCTACTAGCGATATCATCGGAGAGTATTCTGTTGAAGCTAGAGATCCACATGAATAATACTGTTAAGCACTATTGGTTGTGGTTTCGTAAGATACAAAAACAATACAATATAATAACAGCATTATTGTGTTTTTTATACAATGCTAAACACTATAACTTAGATGGAAGTTACAGATGAAAGATCCTTTTGAAAAGATAGATAAAATTGGTGCTAGTTTATTAGTAGTGTTTGCCCTATTTCTTGTGCTTACTACTTCAGCTATAGCTGAAACTGTGATGAGAGCAAAACCTATTCAATGTGGTCCTAAAGCATCTTTGCTTCAAATGATTGAAGAGGCAGGAGAAGAAGCCTTAGTAGGAGGGGTCGGTGAGATTTTGTTTGAAGACGGACAAAAAAGCCAACTTGCTGTTACGTTCTTTGCTAATCCTATCGAGGGTACCTGGACATTAGTTGAATTTCATAATCCTATGGAGGCGTGTGTTATCGCTTACGGAGGTAGCTTGACTTTTGACGTACAGCAGTATTTTAAGAAAAAAGAATCACTATAAATGGCAGAAAAATTTAAATACGGACCTTTGATTTACAATTCTATAAACGATGAATCAGATGAGGGTAACTATTGGTGGCCTGGCAACCCTCCGGTTGCATATGAAGCAGAATCGGGACCCTTTCGTATACCAGTAGATGCAAATGGTAATCAATGCTTACCTGGTGAATCTATCTTACACCCTAATTGTCGAGTTGAGAAGTGGGAGTCTTTTGAATTATGTAAAATTCCTTCTTTATCATGGTGTAGAGAGTGGTTTGAAGATAATTTCCTTATTGTGTCAGATTATGACATATGTAGGTATATTTTGCGCTGGTGTGATTGGAATTATCAGCACAAAGAGGTTTGGAAAGACCACAAAAAAAATAAAACAATTGATGAAATGATAGGTGAGATATGGCCCGACGTACAGATATAATTGAAGCTTTAGTAGGTCATTTAGGTACTAACACGGATGTACATGCGAATAATGTATATCGTACTTATAAGTATATGCACGACCTAAATGATTTTCCAGCTATCACTTTCATCCCGAACAGAGAAGATAGAGACCATTTTGGAGCAGGCCAAGTGCACGGCATTTTAGCTGTCCAACTCCGTTGCTACGTATATGACGGAGACACCGCTGATATTGCAGATGAGTGTGAAAGACTTGCAGATCAAATTGAAGAAGCTATCAACACCTTTTCCGCAACTAATCGAGCGTTAGAGGTAGAAGAGGCACGCGTTATATCTCTTCGTACAGATGATGGGCTTATGACACCTTATGGAGTAGCTGATTTACAAATTTCTATTTTATATAGACTGGAGGATATTTACTAATGGCTAACAACACAACAATAACAACAACAGTTGATGCGCTAAACCGCAGCTTAGAGGCTCCGCCTCTTGACCCGGTTATGCTTGCGCTCGCTAACGATTACTTATCCGGCAAGGCGATAGATGAATTAGCAGATGAGTATGGTATTAGCGAGGATCGTGTGACTTCTGTGATTGAAAAGAAAGAGGTAAAGAACTACATTGATTCAGTTTTCGCCACGCAAGGATATCTTAATCGAATTAAGCGCATCAATCTTATCAACTCTGTGATCGATCAAAAGATACAAGAAGCTGTGGAAACAGGCATTTACTCTAAAAAAGATCTTCTCGACTGGATGAAGCATTTACAAGAAGTGGAAACATCACTCAAACCTAAGACACAAGGTCCCCAAGTTGCCGTACAGATTAATAACTACGACAAGCTTATGCGGGATCTCATGGAATGAGTGGGCGTGACACTAGAGTGGAAAATATGGATGATCCTACTCTTGACTGGGATTGCTCTCCTCCCGTGGATGCTGAGGATCAACCTCATCCCTCTGTGTGGATGAACAACTTTATTGAACTCCACGTTGGACATGAAAAGATGAGAACGCCGATGAATTCAAGAGAAAAAAATTTGCGGGCGCTTCGCGCACGGATTGAAAACGATGCATGACGCGCCGCGCCAATGATTGTACTAGCAGGAGATTCATATTCAAGAGCACATGATAAGTCTTTTATGACTTATCCTAAGTATTCTTGGGCTGGAAACATGATTCGTACGCATGGAGGGTATGGAATTGCCGCTCCTGGATCTACTAACCTAGACATTTTAAAAAGTCTCATCCCTTATAAAGACTTACAGTGTCCTTTTATTATTAATTTTTCACATTTAGTTCGTGGATCAAAAAACTTTAAAAATTACAACACAACAATTAATAGACAACAAAATCTAGAGGCGGCACAAAAGACGATTGAGATATTCGCAGATCGTGCTCTGTTTTGGACTCCCTTTCCTGGATACGAAAAAGTATCAAAGATTCAGTCAATTTTTCAACTAGAAGATGACGAGCTATGGCTAAACAGAGATGAAACAGGAGATTTAAGAGGATTCACTCACTCGGATTTAAAAAGCAAACTAGGCATTTTAGGCAACCACTTGACTCGTAGAGGAAATGATTATTTACTTAACTATTTTTCTGAGTGGTTGAACACACATCCTTTATATAAAAAGAGTGAACCTCTTTTATTTTGTAGTAAAAACTATAATACTGAACCAGAACAAACTGCATGGACAAATTTAAGTGAATTTTAAATCGATTTCTGAAGTACTATTAAGTCACAGCATTTTAATTTGTTGGCCTCCCTGGGGCAGTGGTAATGCTTTAATGCGTATTCTATCTGCTCATGATGAGTTTTCGTATAACCTTAATTGGAATGCTTGGGGGCCTGGATTACATTCTTCTATATCACCTCCTCCTACACTAAAACCTGTAAAAGCAGACGTTCACAATCATGAAGATCAGCATGTTTACTCTATTGCTCATATGACCTCTCCTTGGGGGTCACCAGAGAATTATCATGACACCACGAGTTTTTATCAGTCATTAGAAAGATCAATTGAGAAGTGCACAAAAGACTCTAATTGGAGACGATGGTTTAAAGAGTGGAACCAAAATCGAAAAAAGATTATTCTTCCAGTTTATTGTCACTTAACTGCAGAAACCATGTTAGACATTACAAAACTACCAAAAATACATTTATGTTTTAGTAGTTTGCAAACACTCATTAACCGTCAAGAGTATCTTAGTAATAATCAATATGACCGTTTTTCAGCAACAAAAGCAATACAAGATCCAAGTATACATAATATTTTGATAGAAGATTTATTCTGGGCTGATTTTGAAACCTTTTCTAAGACTTACCAACAATTAAGAAAATTTTGTGAAATACAAGACGATAGAGAAGAACAAATATGGGCTTTTGTTCTTTATTACAGAGATCGAATAGTACGAACTTCACACAGAGATGTAGGCAAAAAATTCGGCACACAACAAGCTTTGCATGAAAAAGGGTTTGCACAACAGAGTTGATCAGGTTATAGTATTAGATAGACAATTAAATGAGATTAATAACCTTTGGATGTAGTATTACATTTGGGAATGGTCTTAAAGACTGTTTTGACGTTAAACTTAAATGCATGGGAGATGAGCCTAGCCATTATGCTTGGCCTCAGTTGGTTGCTAACAAGCTGGGATTAGAATGTGTTAATCTTAGTATGTCAGGAAGTAGTAATAAACTTATTTTAAAACGCATACAAGATTTTGACTTTTGTAAAAATGATCTTGTAATTATTATGTGGACATATACAAATCGATACACAATTTTTCACAATGATGGATTTGTAGAACAAGGTAAAGAAGCTAGTTTTACGTCTATAGGTGCTTGGGTTGAAGAAAAAATGTCAAAAGCATATTATAGATTTTTGTATGATACTTACGACGGGTGTTATGACTTATATACTAGAGCCAATTATGCAAAACTTTATCTCGACAGCCTAGGCATAAAAAATCATCATTTACTTCCTATGCAAGCAGATATAATTGATTCTTGGGAATGGAACAAGGTAAAATTCTTACCCTTCACTATGAGAAGTTTTAAACACTTAGGTCTTGCATTAGATAATAAGCATCCTGGGCACGAAGCACAAATACAGTACGCAGAACGTATATATAGTTTTATAAACAAGACTAATTAAAGGAGTATTTTAATGAGTAAACAACCCCGCGATGATGGCAACGATCCAATTCCTGTACTAGCGCTGCGGCCTGGTAGAGGACTTCAAGTTCCTTTTACCGCTTCATCTAATACTTCTCCACAAATTTCAAACTCAGTTCGTGTTGTAACTCTTTTTGCAACTCAAGACTGTTTTGTTGAAATAGGAGGTGCGTCTGTTGAAGCCAGCACCACAACTTCTCATTTTTTATCTGCATCTATTCCTTATGACATTTCCCTTGGGGCTGAAACTGACCCTAATCAAAACTCTAAATATGTAGCTGTAATTCAAGATGCAACTGCTGGGAAATTGTATATCTCTGAGAGAGACTAATGCCTTTAGGAGTTAGTCGTCTCGTTTTATCCACCTCAGCGATTCGTCGAGTATTTGGCGATGTAATTACTGATCTAGACTTTATTATAACTCAAGACGGTCGTACCCTACAAGATCAAGATCTAAGATTTATTGCGGTTGAGCAGTCTGATAAAATTACAGACACCCTTGCTTCTCTTGGTCTTGATCCAATTACCACTCAAGATGGTAGATTCTTTGCACTCAACCAAAATCTAAATCAGGTACTGCTGTTAGAGCAAGATATTGAAACATCTGGTGATAGCTTTATAAGTCAGGACGGGCGAGCACTTCAAACTCAAAATAATCGTACAATTTTAACCCAACGTGAGAGTTAATCATTTTTCATTTTGACAGTCTACTAGTGTTGTGCGACAATACATGAAATATGTTCTCTTAGGGCAAAAGGAATTTAAATGGCAAACGTAAAAATTACCGATCTCACAGAACTTGCGGCAGCTGATCTCGCTACAAATGATGTGTTACCGATCGTTGACATCAATAATGATTCTACCAAAAAAGTTACAATCGCATCACTGACTGGTTTGTCAGATGCGAATGATTTTATTACTTTTACACGACTAAATGCTAATCTTGATATTGTTCAAGATAACGTAGCTGCTATTTCTGTTACTCTAGGAATACGTGGAGATGGTGGCACAAATGATGATGTAACGGTAGGCACAGAAGAACTCGTATTTTTAGGTGATACAGGAATCACTACCACAGTTTCTTCTAATACAGTTACAATTGATTTAGATGATACAGCTGTTACTGCAGGACTATATGGTGGCGTATCTGGTGGAGTTACTAATGTAGCAGCAGTCACGATTGATGCTACAGGACGTATTACTAATGCGGCTAATATTTCTGTTGTAACAAACTTAGACACTCTCCAAGATAATATTAATGTTTTAGACGGTAATGCTGATGCTATCGCTACTGACGTAACAGCTTTAGAAGCTAGACGTGTAGCTAACATTGCTGGTGCAATTTCTACAGTTCTTACTAGTGATTTAACAGCATCTCGCGCCTTAGCATCAGATGGATCAGGAAAAGTTGGTGTTGCTACTACTACATTAGCAGAATTAAACCATGTAAGCGGTGTTACTGCAGCTATCCAAACTCAGATTGATGCAGTTGAGTCAAGACGTGCGGCTAATAATATCACTACTACATTTACTGATGATGTTATCGTCACAGGTAACTTAACAATTAATGGTGATACAACAACCATCAACACTACTAACATGGATGTTGATGACACCCTAATCATGTTAGCCAATGGAACTACTGGCTCTCCTGCAAATGATATTGGTATATTATTTAATCGTGGTGCACAAGGTAACGCAGCATTTTTCTATGATGAATCAGCTAAGACATTTAAACTTAGTGACACTAAAGATCCTAAATCTAACACATCATTATCTCCTGTTACTGCTTCTAATCTAAGTGTAGGCATAGTAGACGCAGCTACTCTTAAATATGATGGATTATCTGTACACACTTCTATTGCAGATAATGCTTCAGTCGCGTCAGCGGCATCTACAGCAGTCGAAGCACGTCGAGTAGCTAATATAGCTGGGGCAATATCTACTGTCCTTACGGGTGATTTAACAGCTGATCGAGTTATGATTACTAACGGCTCTGGTAAAATAGCTGCATCGAGCGGAGTTACCCCAACAGAACTTGGATATCTTGATGGTCTTACTTTAGGAACTGTAGCTGCTTCAAAAGCTGTAACAGCAGACTCTAATGGGGACGTTAATTTTATTCGTGAAGTAGATATTGACGGTAATGTGGTAATTGGTACTAACGCTTCTAATACTGTTACTATAGTAGGAGTGCTAGATTGTGGAGCATTCTCATAATTAATTTGACCACTGGTTAAAAGTATGATAGAAAGGTAGACATGAGTACAAAAGTTTCACCATTTAGCGGCGGGTTAGGTATTGATGCCCGCTCAAAATTCGAAGTTCTAGCTAACGCTACTGTAACTGTAGGCGACGGTTCAACTACAGGTAATATTGTTGTAGGCACAATTACAGCAAGTACTTTTAACGGACTAAGTTCAAACTCAATTGGGCAGAATGATTCTGCAGTTTCTATTATAGATCCTGCTGTATCTCTTATATCTAATGGTTTAGAATATCTAACTATAGACAAAACTGAAGGAGTTGAGTCTCAATTTAAAGGTAATGTGTCTATTGGGACTAACGATTCAAACACATTTTCAATCACAGGCAAATTCGATCTAGGTGCATTTTCATAAGGAGTAACTAATGGCTACACAGCTACAATTTAGACGAGGAACGACTGCTCAAAACAACTCTTATACAGGACTTGTTGGAGAGATTTCTCTAGATACAGATACAAATAATATAAGAATTCATGACGGTTCTACTGGAGGCGGTGCCGAAATCATTCCTTCAGGTACAATTGTTGGTTATGGTGCTGCTAGTGCTCCTACTGGATGGCTTCTTTGTGATGATTCTGCTGTCTCTCGCTCAACTTATGCCCGTTTATTTGCTGTAATTGGTACTGGTTATGGTGTTGGTGACGGTTCTTCAACCTTTAATGTTCCTGATCTAAGAGATAAAGTTCCTCTAGGCAAAGGAGCTAACAACGGCACTCTTGGCACTACTACAGGCTCTGCTGCTGCAAGCAGTGTCTTAGCTTCAGCTACTAAATCAGGTGTTACAACAGCTGCTTCAAACACCGGTACTGGTACTACAGGTACAGACAATACAGGCACTGGTACTACTGGTGCCGGAACTTCTGGAAACTCTACAGCTACAACTGCTGCTTCAGACACAGCTAATGCTACCTCTACAACTGCTGCCTCAAATACAGGCACTGGTACTACAGGTACAGCAAACACAGGCACATCAAATACAGGTACTGGTACTACTGGTGCTGGTAACACTGGTGCTGAGGGTGCTGGAGATTTAACCTTAACTACTTATACAGTCAACCAAACTCTTGCTACAGGCACTAAAGACGTTACACAGGTTGGTCTTGTAACAGCGGTAAACCAAGCAAACCATACTCATTCAGTTCCTGGATTATCTATTCCTGCTTTATCTGTTCCTGCTCTATCTGTCCCAGGTTTATCTATTCCTGCTTTGACCGTTCCATCTTTAACAGTTAACAATCACACACACGGAATACCTTCACTAACAGTTAATAACCATACTCATTCAGTTCCTGGATTATCTATCCCAGCCTTATCTGTTCCAGGACTATCTATTCCTGCACTTACAGTCCCTTCTTTAACTGTAAATAATTTCTCAGTAAATACTACACTACCAACAGAAGTAGTGAATTACATAATTAAAATTTAAGGTGATATAATGACTGATAGTCGTGAACTAGACCAAATACAAATTGAGATTGAGCGACTTCATGAGCGTTCTCAGAATAATAAAGCAGAGATTCAGTCACATGAGGCTGTTTGTGAAGAACGTTATCTACACATTGTTAAAATGTTTGAACGCATGGAAACACAAATGTGTAAAATGGATAAAGAAATAGAGCATATTGGTGAGTTAGCTACTACAGGTCGCGCTTCCCTTAAGACTCTTTTATGGGTAGGCGGTCTTGCAGTAACTTTAATTACTGTTGCCACAATGATTATCAATGTATTTCCTCGATGAGTGACAAATTTTTTCGTATTAAAATTCAACGTCTTTTAGACAAACTTCCCACCCCTGTTCAATTTAATGAATCACAATGGGCAATGGTAGAAAATTTAGACTCTTCCCGTTTTTGTGTTCATATTGCAGCCCGTCGTACTGGTAAATCCTATGCTGCTGCTATTCTTGCTTTTGCAAAGCTTCTAGAGCCTGGACAACAAGTAATGGTTGTTGCTCCTAACTTTTCTCTATCGTCAATTATTTGGGATTATGTAGGGGATCTCATCAAAAACTTAGAGATAGAAGTTGATCGATACAACCAAAAAGATAAAGTTATTAAATTAATAAACGGTTCTGTGTTCAGACTGCTTTCTGCTAATAACCGTGATTCTCTTGTGGGTCGTGCTGCTAATCTACTAATTGTTGACGAAGCGGCTATTATTCCTAACGAAGAATATTATACTCGTGATTTGCGTCCTGCTCTCTCTACTTTTCAAGACTCTAGATGTTTGTGGATTTCTACACCTCGTGGTAAAGGAAACTATCTCTACGACTATTTTCTAAGAGGAAATAATCCTGAATATCCTGATTGGGCATCTTCTATCCATACTTGGCGTTCTAACCCTCTTTTGTCTGAAAAAGACGTAGAAGAGGCTAAAAAGTCAATTACTAAAGCTCTTTATTTACAAGAGTATGAGTGCGAGTGGACAACTACAGCAGCGCAAATTTATTTAGATTTAGACGAGGATAAACATATTGGAGACTTTGTAGGCGAACGTTTTTCAGAAGTAATTGCAGGGCTAGACGTTGGGTATCGTGATGAGAATGTATTTGTTGTAATAGGCACTGACGGAGATAACTATTTTATAATAGACGAATTTATATCAAAAGAGTCAACTACTTCAGAATTAGCTGCAGCTATTGGAGAAAAAGTCGATGAGTGGTCGATTGACACTATTTACATTGATTCTGCAGCTCAACAGGTAAAAGCAGATTTTGCATATGATTATGATATCTATTGTGAAAATGCTATTAAGTCTGTAAATGATGGTATTAACTCTGTACAAGTTTTAATTCAGCAAGATAGACTTTTCTTTGATACAGAAGGTGCAAGGCATACTTTCTCTGCAATGGCAGCCTATAAATGGAATCCTAACACAGAAACCCCAAAAGCTATTCACGATTGGGCTTCTCACCCGTGCGATGCTGTTAGATATGCAATATACACACACCAAAAAATGAGTAATATATCAATCTATGCTTAGAATTATACTATTAAACTATAAAAGACCAAATAACGTAAAAGCAATTTGTGACTCCTTATGTAAAAATTTTAGGATTACTGTTATTAATAATAACCCAAACGACTCTTTTAGCCATGATAAAGTTGATGTGATAAATAATACAAAAAATAAGTATTGTATTGAACGTTGGTTAAGGTGTTTTGACTATCCTGAAGAATATAAATTAATTTTAGACGATGACCTTTTGCCTCATCCATTATTAATAAAAAAGATGTATGATATGCAAAAAGATATGGTAGGTGTCTATGGTAAGCAGGGAGTATCTAAAGCAAAACACTATAAACAACTTAAAGATGTTTGGTGTACTGCTGCACAAGTTGATTTCTTAGTAGGATCCGTAATTATGGTTAAACAATCTTGTCTTGATAGTGTTAAGTCTGACATATTAGCAAATACTAATTTAACAAGAGGAGATGATATTCTTATAAGTTATCTCATAAAAAAACTTAATAATCATACACATCTTTCTACTGTTTCTGGTAATGTCTTAAATCTAGGAGAAGGAGATGTTGGGCTAAATAAGCACCCAGACCATTATACTAAACGTTGGGGAGTGCTTCAAGAATGTCTGAATTAAAAAGATTTCCAATCAAATACATAAGAGATTATATTAAGAAAGATTATAAACTGCGTGACGAGTGTTATATATGTGGTTCTGTTCAGAACTTAGAACTTCATCACCTTTTTTCTGTAAGTCAGTTATTCAATGAGTGGTGTACTCGTAATAAGATTAATGAAATTGATACTGTTGAAAAAATTACTTCCCTTCGTGAGAAATTTGCAGTAGACTGTAAGGAAAGTTTAGATCATCATAACTTATTTACATTATGTAAATCTCATCATCAGAGATTACACACAATTTATGGGCAACGATACTCTAATCATTTAACTCTTAAAATTAAAAATTGGTTAGATATTCAAAAGGAAAAACATGGCAGATAATGATAGACGCGGTTTCAGAGAGTGGGTAGCAGAAAAGCTTAATCCCGCACAGCCTTCTATAGCTTCTCTTGAACCTTTTGCGTCTCCCGAAACTATTGTAGATTATGAACAGGCGTATAGAGAGATTGAAGTTGTTCATCGCTCTGTAGAGATGGTAATCAATGCACTGACAGAAATTCCTCTTAACATTAACGGTGGTTCTGCTAAAAAAGTAAATAAACTAATGAACATTAAACCTAATCCTTTTGAAGACCGTGCTAGGTTATTTAGAAGGGCCTTTTTAGATTTTCATTTAGATGGTAACGCCTTTTTCTATTATGACGGCGAATCTCTCTATTTATTACCCGCTAATGACGTTGAAGTAGTTCCTGATGATCGTGCTTTTGTTTCTCATTATAATTACTTAGTTCATAACCAACAAGCTAATGATTTTTATGGTTTTGGTCGCGGAAAACAAACGTCTAAAGCTGAATCAATTCGTTTTGAGCCTTACGAAATCATTCATGTCATGGCTGAAAATGAGCTATCAATTTTTAGAGGCACATCTAAACTTAAACCAATTTTGAGCTTGATGGAACTATACTATTATATGATTAAGTTCCAACGTCAATTCTTTAAAAATAACGCACTTCCAGGTTTTGTTTTAACTACTGATAATATTCTTTCAAAAAGAGTTAAAGAAAGACTTTTAGAATCTTGGAGAGCTTCTTATACTACTATTTTTGATGGCGCTAGAAACCCTGCAATCTTAGATGGTGGATTAAAGATTGATGAGTTTTCTACTAAATCTTTTGATCAACTTGACTTTGAAAACTCTATCGAAAGAATTCAACAAGATATGGCAAAGGCACTAGGCGTGCCTTATGTTCTTTTAAAATCTGGTAATAATGCTAATATTGATGCAAATCAAAAGCTATTTTACTTACACACTATTTTGCCTATCTTAAACCAATTCTGTTCAGCATTTTCTCACTTCTTTAATGGAGGAGTGACTATCACTCCAGATAGACTTAGTGTTCCCGCTCTTCAGCCTGATAACAGGACTCAAGCTGTTTATTATTCAACTCTGGTAAACACAGGAATTATCACCCCAAATGAAGCTCGTGAAGGATTAAGATTTCCAAAAATGGAAAATAATGATACCATAAGAATACCACAGAACATTACGGGTAGCGCAACTGACGCAACCCAAGGTGGAAGACCCTCTCAAGAGGAATCTAATAATTTAGAGGATACAACTAATGAATAAAACTCTTTATTTAAACAGTTCCTTCGAAACTAAAGCACTTAAAAAAGGTTCTAATACTTTAAAGATTGCTGGTTATGCCAATACTACTGCAAAAGATCGCTCTGGCGATATTGTTACTGCTGAAGCGTGGGCTAAAGGCGTTGAAAATTATCGGCGTAATCCAGTTCTTCTCTATCAACATAAGCATGATTGCCCAATCGGTCGTGTAGATAATATTCGAGTTGATAAAAAAGGTATTTTTGTTGAATGTGCTGTTTCTGAAGCAGCTGAAAAAACTCACGGAGTTCAAACTCTTATTAAAGATGGCGCGTTAAAAAGCTTTTCTGTAGGATTTAGAGTAAAAGATGGAAAATATAATCGTGAAGACGATTCTATGATGATTACTGATGTAGAACTACTAGAAATTTCTGTAGTTTCTGTTCCTTGTAATCAGGATTCTCTTTTCTCTATTAGAAAATCTTTTGATTCAGATGAAGAATTTAGCGAGTTCAAAAAATCTTTAAAAGAGGCTGATACCGAAGAAATCAAAAAGATGCGTAAAATAAAAGCAGGAATCACCGACATGAGCGATGGTCACTATCATACTGTTGAAATGGATGATAGTGGTAATGGGGTAACAACCTACGCATCTCATATGCAAAACCACGCTCATAAAATTGTTGCTGGTGTTATATTAGAGGCCGAAGGGCATTCTCATGACATCACAATGGCAGGTGTTCCCATTCATAGCACGGAGGAGGGCGAAGTTATTAACGAACGTCCGATGTCTCCAACCGAGGAGGAAGCAATGAGTAACTCAAAAGAAGAAGAAGTTACTGAAATCAAAGCTGAAGAAGCTGACATGATTGAAGTAACGGATACTGATGTTGAAGTTAAATCAGAAGAAGTTTCTGAAGAAGTTGTTGAAGAAACAGCTGAAATTGAGGAAGCTACTGAAGATAAAGCTGATACTGAAGAAGTTGAGGTCAAAGCAGAAACTGAGGAAGTAGTCACTGGTATGGAAAAGGATGATGAAGAGGAGTTTGAAATTAAAGACCCTATGGCATCTATCCCGTTCACAAACTTGCTTTCCGAAGATGCAAGCAAACTTCAACATGGTGATCTTGTAAACTATCAAGAAAAAATGTTTAAAGTCACTAACGTCGCTACAGAGCAAAACCCAATCTTTAAATTTTTAGAGGTTGACGCTAATGGCGAAGACTGTGATAATGTTGTTAATGTGAAAACAGAAGAACATTCACAAGTCGAAAAATCTACAAGTGAAGACGCGGTTATAAGCGAGAGCCCTACTAAAGAGCTTCACGAAAATTCTGATAAGGAGAAAGACGAAATGGCTGATCAAGTCGTAGATACAATCGATCTTACTAAAGCTGTACCAGCTGAAGAGATCAAAAAAGAAGCACCACGTGCTACAGTGTCTGAGCCTGCAGTTGCCGATCTGGTCCAAGAGGCCGGAAACGCTATCGTGAAGGAAGCAGACGCTGCTGACCAGCAAATGCTGGTTAAAGGTGATAGCGATACCGCTTACACACCGCGTGAATCAGAGCAAGTTGCAGAACTTAAAGCTCAGATGAACAAATACCAAGATGAGATTGCTGCACTGCAGCGCTCAAAAATGCACTTCCAGGAGCAGGGCCGCAATGCAGCTCAGTATTCTGAAAAAGATATGGCTAACGCCGTTCTTGTTGCGAAATTGCTTAACAAGCGTGACATTTTTGACACCAAAGTCGGTGCCAAGATGAAAGCTGTTACCTCTGTTGATCAGTTCTTGAGCAACTTCTCACAAAACATTTACACCGAAATGGAACAGCAGCTAGTTGTTGCTCCAATGTTCAATCGTATGGCTGTTGACGCGAAAACATTCCGCGTACCAGTAGCTGACGAAGATACAGACGGTGACGTAGCACAATTTGCTTCTGGCACATTTGCTACAGGTATTGCTGACGCAACTCGCGTACCAACCAGCAACCAGAACACCATTGCTTCAGTGGACTTTACTCCACATAAGTTCATGGCTACCACACACCTCGCAAAAGACGAAGAAGAAGATACAGTTCTTCCTTTGCTCGACTTCTTGCGTGCAGCTGCTACACGTCGTTTAGCCCGTGCTATCGATAAAGCAATTCTACGTGGAACTGGTGCGTTGACTGGATTTACAGCAGCACCAACAAATGCAATTACAGCCGGTACTGGTTACGCGTCTGTCATCGAAGGTATTACTAACCTGACTGACGACGTAGGTGCAGGCCTGACTGTGGACACAGGTTCTGCAAACGATAAAGCTGATCCGTCAGATATCGCTGCAGCCCGCACTAAGCTTGGCAAGTATGGCCTTCAGCTTGGTAACGACCTTGTGTACTTGACATCAATCGAAGGTTACAACAACCTTGTTACAACATCTGATTTCCAGACAGTTGACAAGTTTGGTCCAAACGCTACCTACCTCACAGGTTCAGTTGGCGCCGTTTACGGTATCCCAATTGCAATCACTGAGTTCTTAGATAACGTTGGTGGAACCGGTCGTGACCTCGGAGTTCTCTGCTATAAGCCTGGCTTTATGATTGCAGAACGTCGCGGTATCGAGATTGAGAGCGAGTACGAACCACGTCAGCAGGTCACTGCAATGTACATGAGCACTCGTATTGACTTTAAAGCTCTTACGACTAACTCAGCATCAGCTCTTGACGCTACTAAGTACAGCTACGCTGTTACAATTGAAGCTGGCTAAGTCTAACTTAGACATCTTTGAACTACACAGGGGGAGGCGGTCAACGCCTCCCTTTTCATTATATGAGCAATCAGAAGAGGAAGCACAGGTAAATTAACATGGTAGATCGTTTAGAAGAAAATTTAGGAAAATATGCTTTTGTTACTTTAGCACAAGTTAAAGATTATCTAAGTATTTCGTCTACTAGTCAAGACGCTAGACTTGCTAATATCATTAACTATGCTACAGGAGTAGTTGAGCATTATATTGGGCAAGAAATGTTGGCTAATGATTATGTTGAAGTGTTTGATGGAGGAAAAACTTCTGTCATGGTATCGAGACTACCTCTTTCAAATGTATATCAAGTTTCTGAATTCAATGGCACAGAAGATGTAATTTTAGCTGATCCAACTACTATAGGTAGGCCTGTAACTACTCAAGAGACTAATGCAACAACACTATCTTTTAAAAATGACGCTCACATTAACACAAGAATTAAAAAATTTGGAAAATCTTCTCTAGAGCTTAACACTAGTGACTACCTCTTAGGTAGTACTGTATCTTCAGACTTAAAATTTGAAGAGGGTGATTTTACCATTGAGATGTTTATTCGTGTAGATGAAGCGACTCTACAAGATAACGTACTATTCTCAATTAACACAGATGCTTCAAATTATATGCAATTAAGATTAGCGAATCAAAAAGGTTTAGCATATGAAGCAAATGTTTCAGGAACAGCAACTGTAATTGAAGGAGCCAATACTTCTATTGAGACTCAGCAATTTGCTAAACGTAGGTGGGCGCACGTAGCTGTATCTCGTGATTTAACAGAAGAAACATTATACTTACACTATAATGGTAATGTGATTGCTAATGCTTCTTTTAGTGAGGCAAATTTAACATTTACAAGTAATGTTGAGGTAGGCACTACATTTAAAGGATATATGGATGAAATTAGAGTATCAGATAAAGCTAGATATGGTGATACTGACTTTACTCCTCCAACAAAAAGATTCAGACCCGATGGAGAAACTATTTTCTTAGTTCACTTTGATGGCAAGAACGACGCTACTGAAGCTATAGATGTTCATAACGCAACAAATGAGTATAACTTTTCTCGTGATATGGGAGAAGTAACTCGTGATGTAGGAGCAGTCGGTGTAAGAGGTTCTTTCCCAACAGTTCGTAATAGTTATCCATCATTAACTCTTTCAGGTCCTCCTGGTTTCTCTCCGTTTCCTTCTGGTGTGAGAGTAGAATATCGTGCAGGCTATGAGTCTGCTGATATTCCCCAAGATATTCAGCTTGCAACACTTGATATGATTAAATTGTTGTACAAACAAGATCAAGAAAAACGTGGCTTTTCATTTGAAGGAGAGCGTGGAGAATCTTATCCTTTAGCAGGCAACTTCCCACCTCATATTCGTCGTATTCTAGATTTATATAGGATCATTTCGTGAAATTAAATGTAGACATCATTTTTGATGGTATTCCTGATGGAAAAGGATTAAAATCTGCATTTGGTGAAGCTGTAAAATTAGTAAAAAACAAACAATTTAAGACGACCCCACAGGATAGGGCCAAGATGTTAGATCTTCAACTATTTTCTGACTTTCTGTCTGGTGGCGCAAGAGGAAAACAGTTTGATCCTGCTATTAGAGGATTTTTTGGTGAGCCTAAAAATTTAGGTAGATTTGCTTCACCAGAATCATCTCCTGACGTAGAGATAGATTACGATGATCTAGTTACTTTATTTGGTGTTGGTGTTGCTAATCAGTTTACCTACGATGAAACCGCAACAGAGTCAAGCAAACGTACTTTAGAGGTAAAGCAAAAATTATCAGCAGGCGGTACTACTACTTTTACTCAGTTAGGTAGAGGTGACCGAGGTGAATTCACCCAAGAGATTAGTCGTATTAGACAAAGTGCTAATGTAAAAGTAAGTTCTAAAGGTACAATAAAGGCATCTTTATACGATCAAAAAATACTTTTTAAATGGTTTGAAGCTCCTGCACAAAAAGCTTATAGAGAAAGACTAATAACTCAGTTTGAACAAAAAATGCAGAATTACTTGCTTTTTTCTTATGTAGATGGAAAACTTCAAGTCTCTGCTGTACCTGGATTAGCAAAGAAATTTAATCTTAGAAACGCAGCTAATAGAAGAAAATTTACAACACTTGAATTTACGGGTGGGGCTTCGGGCGGTTCAATAGCTCTTAGAACCAGTGCTGCTGGTGGAAAATTAATCAAAGACTCTATGATTAATGTTACGCGACAAGTTGTTAACCAAGCGGAAGATAAATTCTTAGAAAATATTTTAAAGTTTTACGTAACAGGTCAAGGCGCTAAGGTTCTACGAAGAAATGGTGCTAAAACTAAGTATGGATTTATTAATGCTTTTGCAGAGATACTTGTTATTGCACAAGAGTTTGAACGTAACCCTTTAGAATTAGACTTCAATATAGGATCTACTAAAAGTGGTGCTGTTATTTCTAAAACTAAAAGACCTAAAAAGAGACAACTTAAAGATCCTATACAACAAGTGATCAGTACGCAACAAATTGAGGCTTTAGCTAGAAAATTATTTAGAGCTAAAATGCCAAAAGGACAGCCTGGGGGACCTCCTCCGCCTGTTAGCGAGATTTTAACTGAAAGAACAGGTCGTTTTGCTGAGTCTTTTACAGTTACTAGAATCAATCAGAAAAAGAAATTTGTTGAATATACTTACGATCCAATTTATAATGTTTTTGAAAGTGAGCGCAGAGCACCAAGTAAACTAATTGAAACTCAGGGACTTCGACCAGCAGTGCAACAAATTGTAGGCGAGTATTACAGGTTTATAAGAAGATAATGGCATCTAGACGTACAGAGATAATAGATTTTTTAGTTACACAGCTTAAAGAAATTGATGGCGCAGTCTCTGGGTTTAACAGTGGGTACACATATACACAGAACTTGTTCAATAATGTGTACCGAAGAGTAAAGTTTTTAGATGAAGTCAACGACTTTCCAGCGCTATACGTAAGTGCTGGGACCGAAATTAGAGATTTTGAATCTAAAAGTTTGACGGTAGCAACATTAGACGTTACCATAAGAGCATACGTATTTGGGGAAGATAATTCTCAAAGCCTCATAGATGATCTAGTTCAAGATATAGAACACGTTATCTATTCACTAGGAGACAATCCTGATAAGGGTATACTAGATATAACAATAGATAGTATTAGTCCAGATGAAGGATTAGCAATTCCTTATGGATTAGCTGAGGTACAATTAACGACAGTCTATAGACTAGACGGATAAGGAGAAAAGGGATGGCATCTCTTAATTTACAAAGAAATTCCGAGGTATTTATGTCCACCAAAGATATTATCAATGGTGCAGATGCAGTTGATTTGCGACCGACTAATACTTGGAAGCTAGAAGTTCTTGCAGGCTTTGCAATGACTTCTTCAGCAGCAACTCAGGATATCACTTCACTTGAGTCTGGAACAAGCCCAGACCGCTCGCAGCAGCGTTTCAATACTGCTATCAACCCTGTAGACTGGAACTTTCAAGTATATCTACGTCCTACAGGTGTTAACACTGGTGCTGCCGGAAATGGAACTACTGCAGCTACTAACCAGACAGGTAACGTAAAACCAGTTGCAGATTGGTTTATGTGGCAATCACTCGTATCTAATACTAAAGTAGTAGCTACAGATGCTGACGGACTACACGAACGTTCTGTATGGCAAAGTGGTGGTAAGCTACAAACTACAACTCAGGCTAAAGGAACAGGCTCTAGTGCAACTCGTTCAAATTTCTCAACAGCTGTTGAGAACCATTTGTATTTTAAACTTGATAACGTAATTTATCAGGTTTCTAATGCTACAGTAAATAGCGCATCTGTTGATGCGGGTATTGAAGAAATTGCTACAACAACCTGGTCGGGTTTCGGAACAACCATGAAAGAACTTACAGGAAGTGCGCGTGATGTTGCGATTTCTGTTTTTGGAGGAACTTTGAATAGTGGGTCTTCTGTTACTGCTAATTCAAACTTCCAAACAATGAGTGCTACAGCTACACAATCAGCAGCTTACCACCCGTATAATCAAATGAATGTCGCAGGTTCAGCGTCAACAAACTCATTTATCAAAAATCGCCTTAGTGCGATTGAATTCCACCATAAAGCTACAGCTGGTGGGTCTGATGAGAAGTTCGTCTTCCCAGTTACATCACTAAGCTTTGATTACAACAACAATATTACATACCTAACTCCAGAAGAATTGGCTGCTCTTAACGAGCCTATTGGTCAGTTTACTGGTTCTCGTGCAGTCACAGGTTCTGCTACCATGTATCTTCGTTCTGGAGATCTTGAGTCAGCCGGTTTCTTACGTAATATTTCTGAAGATTCACGTACTTCTTCTGCACAAACTTCAAACGCAAACCTAATCATTGGTGGAACAACAGCTCCTTATGTAGCTTTCCAGCTTGATGCTTGTCAGTTTGAATTCCCAACCATTGGTGTTGAGGATGTGATCTCTTTAACCGTTAACTTTGTTGCTCAAGAAACAACTGCAAACAAAGGTGACGGAGGTGAAGTAACAATCTTCGCCGCTAAATCTTAATTAAAACATATCTGAGGGGATAATTAATGTTTTTACCAGAAGAGTGCCTATCACTTGCAAATCAAGGTCTCCCCTCACCTTTGACTAGCAGATTCGTGATAGGCACTCGTTTTTTTACGAGGGGATACTATGAGTAAAATTAAAAATCTAGTTGCAAAAGAAACCAGTACCTGGGTAGATTTCCCAGATATTGATGGTTTTGAAGTCAATATTCGCTTTTTGAATCGCGAAGATCTAATGAAAGTGCGCAACGCTTCTTTAACTTATAAATTTAATAAACGTACACGACAGCGTGAAGAAGAAATCGATAATGATCGTTTTCTTGAGAATTATGCTGAAAAAGCTATTGTTGGGTGGAAAGGCTTAAAAGTAAAGTCTCTTCCTGTTCTTCTTCCTGTTGATATTTCTGGAATGGACGCCAATGATGAAATCGAGTATAGTGAGGAAGAAGCTGTAGAGTTACTTAAATCTTCATCAATATTTGATCAATTTGTAACAGACGCTATGAATGATTTTGAACAGTTTTCAAAAAAGAAGGCTGAAGAAAACGTAAAAAACTAACTGACTACCTTCGCAATTCTTTATTTGCCGGAGGTATGAGTCAAGATCAGTACATTGAAATGTGCGAACAGATGGGTTGGGAAATTGATGAAAGTCAAATGCCTAAAGAACCATCTACTTTAGCTTACGAAGTTCAACAAGCACTTCTCGTTTTAAATGTTTTACCAGATAAATGGGAAGGTATGAGTGGCACTTGGCTAGGTAAAGATTATGCAGGTCTTGACGCTATTTTACGAATCTATGAGATAGATAAACCAAGAGATGTTTTTGATCTTCTTCAAGTTGCAGAAAAAGAACTTGGTGACTACTATGCTCACAAGCAAAAAGAGAAAGAATCGCTAGGAAAAGCGAGTAGAGGAAGGTAATTGGCTGGTACTATTTCAACTGCAAAACTTAAGGTTTCCTCCTCAGGAGCCAAAGGAGTTGCGGGCCAACTTGATCAGGTAGGAAAAGCTACTGATCGTGTTGGTCGTGCCCAAACCCGTTTAGGTCAAGCATCTGCTGCTTCTGGTCGTCAGTTTGCAGCCCAAGCATCAGGACTCGGTGGTCTAGTTGCAGCCTATGCGGGTGCAGCGGCCACCGTTTTTGCTTTACAAGCAGCGTTTGATGCTCT